GTGGTGACATTACTACCGGCGCTGGTGGTTCTGCGGCCAGCCTGGGGGCTGGCGGTGGTTCTGACGGAACCGATGCCCGTGGGCAGTACCTGGGGGGTGACGGCGGCCCTGGTGGTCCTGGCCCGTTTGGTACGGCCGGTGGTCGCGGTCGCGCCGGTGCGGGTGCTGGTGGTACCGGTCGTACCGGAAGTGGTTTTGGCGGCGGTGGCGGTGGCGGTGGCGCGGGGTATGGCTCCGCAGGCAGCACGGCTAACGGTGGCGCAGGGAGTCCCGGACTCCCTGGCGTTCTGATTCTGGAGTATTAATTAATGCGTTACGCCTACTTCGATCCGATCACCCGCGAGGTGATCGGCTGGTTTGATACCGAGGCTCTGGATTGCATCCTGCCTGACGCGGATCTGTTGGTAACACTCTCTCAGGACGCGTGGGAAGCCAACGCGCACGAACCACGCTGGGTGGATGAAAACCATTTGCTGCGCAGCACCATGCCGGTTGTGCCGGTCAATCTAGACCAAATCAAGGCCAGCAAGCTGGTCGAGATTAGCAGTGCGTGCGCCGCTGCCATCGTCGGCGGTTTTATCAGCAGCGCGCTGGGCGAGCCTCACACCTATCCATCGCAAGCGACTGATCAGTCCAATTTGATGGCGGCCGTGCTGTCCTCGCTGTCGGCCCCGGCCGAAAACTGGGAAACACCAGTCTGGTGCGTCGACGCAAAGGGTGCAGGGGATTACCGCATGCACACGGCAGCACAAGTGCAGACGGTGGGCAATGATTCGTTGAGTGCGCGCAATGCCGCGCTGACGCGCAAAGCAGCGCTTGAGGAGCGCATTCGACAGGCTGTGATCGTCGAGCAGGTCCAGTCATCGAGCTGGCCAACCAAATAGGAGTCGGCGCTGTATCGCTGTCCTCCCTGAACGCCCCATAACCGGGGCGTTTTCGTTCCCGTTCTTTTTTCCCTTGGGCCTCGCTATGCGGGGCTTTTTCATATCTGGAGATTGGCTCTATGAGTTTCTTTCACGGCATCACCATGACGACCGTTGACACCGGGGCGCGCACCATCGCGCTGCCGTCGTCTTCGATCATCGGACTGTGCGACGTTTTCACCCCCAGTACCGCGCCTGATGTCTCCCAGTTGGCAGCAGTCAACGAGCTGAAGCTAATCACCAGCGAGCGTGAAGCCATTGCAGCCTGGGGCGCAGATGCGCCGATCACTAAGGCGTGCCAGGCGATCTTTACGCGGGCCAAGGCCGTTATCGTGGGGTGTGGCGTGGCGGCAGGTTCGACCGCTGCGGAACTGACATCGGCCGTCATCGGCGGTGTGCTCGCGTCTGGCAAGCGTACCGGCCTGCAAGCGCTGATCGACGGCAAGAGTCTTTTCAATGCCCAGCCGCGACTGCTGATCGCACCCAAGCATTCGGCCACGCTGGCCGTGGCCACAGCGATGGATGGTTTGGCTGCCAAGTTGCGCGCCATCGCCATTGTTGACGGGCCCGGTACGACCGATGAAGCGGCGATGGCCTACGCGAAAAACTTCGGCAGTAAGCGCATCTTCATGTGTGATCCGGGCGTTCAGTATTGGGACACCACGGCCAACAAGACCATTGATGCGCCTGTGTCGGCTTGGGTCGCGGGCCTCTTTGCCTGGACTGACACGGAGTACGGTTTCTGGGCGTCACCGTCGAACAAGGAATTTGTCGGCATCACCGGTACTACCCGGTCCATCGAGTACCTGGCCGGTGACGCGACGTGCCGGGCCAACCTGCTCAACAACGCCAATATCGCCACGATCATCCGCGACGACGGCTATCGCCTGTGGGGCAACCGCACGTTGTCCAGTGATGCGAAGTGGGCATTCGTGACGCGGGTCCGCACGCTCGACATCGTCATGGATGCGATCCAGGCAGGGCACAAGTGGGCAGTCGACCGCTCGATCACCAAAACCTACGTCAAGGACGTGACCGACGGCCTGCAAGCCTTCATGCGCGACCTGAAAAACCAAGGGGCGATCATCAATTTCGAGGTCTACGCGGACACCGAGTTGAACACTGCCAGCCAGCTGGAGCAGGGCAAGGTGTACTGGAACATCCGTTTCACCGATGTGCCGCCTGCCGAAAACCCGAATTTCCGTGTTGAAGTCACCAATCAGTGGCTGACCGAAGTCCTCGAAGCCGCTTAAGGAGCGCTCTACATGATTCCGCAAACCCTCTCCAACACGAACCTGTTCGTCGACGGTATCAACTTCAGCGGTGACGTACCGGGCCTGACGCTTCCCAAGATGGCCCTCAAGACCGAGGAGTACCGCGGCGGCGGCATGGCCGGTCCGGTCGAGGTGGACATGGGCCTGGAAAAGATGGAAGCCAGCTTCACGACCAATGGCGTGCGTCGCGAGTCGCTGAAATTTTTTGGCCTGTCTGATCAGACCGCCTTCAACGGTACATTCAGAGGCTCTTTCAAAGGCCTGAAAGGCGTTGTCACACCGGTGGTGGCTACCTTGCGCGGCATGTTGAAAGAAGTCGATCCGGGCGAGTGGAAGCCCGCCACCGTGGCGGAGATAAAGCACAGCCTCGCCGTCTCCTACTACAAGCTGGAAGTCGACGGTCGTGTTGTTTACGAGATCGACATGGTGAACATGGTGCGCGTGATCGACGGCGTGGATCAGCTCGCAGCAGAACGCGCCGCCCTTGGCCTTTAAGGAACGAACATGACTCAAGTAACTGGCAACAACGAAACCACTCCGCTGCCGTCGTGGATCGTCCTGACGGATTCAGGCGCGATCATCACGCTGAAGTACCCGGTGGAAATCAACACCGTGAAAGTCGACAAGATAACAATGCGCGCACCTTGCGTCAGGGATACCCGCGCTGCAGCGGCCGCTGCCAACGGCAGCCCCGAGGCCCACGAACTCCACTTGTTCTGCAGCCTGATCGAGGCAGGCAGGGACGATCTGGACCGGATGAAACAGCGCGATTATCGCCGCTTGCAGGAAGGCTATTTTCGCCTGGTCGAAGAGGATGAATTGTAATCCCGAGACCATGAGACAGGCGGCGCGCAAGTTGGCAGCGGAGACGGGCTTTTCCGCTGCTGAGATCGAGGCGATGCCTTTCAATCGAATGTTGTGGTGGATCATGGATTGATCCCCCTTTGAACGCCTCGGGTGGTCTATGAGTGATAGTTTGAAGCTGGGCCTTGTCATCGGTGGCGCGGTCAGTGCAACCGTAGGCAAGGCCTTCAAGGACGTTGAGAGCCGTATCAAGGCGCTGGACGACAAAGGTGCCAAGGCTCGCGTCCTGCAGAGCACGATTGGCGAAACGATCAAGCTGCGCGAGGAGTGGCGCAAAGCCCATGCAACGGGCCAGGCCGGTGCGACCGCGTTACTGTCACGTTTGAATTCAAACCTCGACAGCCTCAAAGCGCAGGGCGTCGAGGTCGGGCTGCTGAGCAAAGCCTACAAGGAAATGGGGCGTACGGCCCGTTCTGCCGAGTTGCAGGCCAAAGGCCGACGGCAGATGAACGAGGGACGGGAGACGGTCAAAAGCTCGGTCGGGCAAGCCGTAGTAGCGGCCGGGGCCCTAGCGATCCCGACGAAAGTCAGCGCGGACTTCGGGGCGATTGTTCGCGACATTGCCATCAAGGCAGGCATTGCCAACAAACCGCAAGAAGCGGAGATGTCACGAACCATCATCACGACCGCCCGTGATACCGGCATGGAGCGCAATCAGGTCGCTGACGTAGTCAATCAGCTGGTCGGTGCCGGTATGGAACTGAGCAAGGCGCTGGAGTACGCGCCGGTTGCCGCCAAATTCGTGGTCGGTCAGGGTTCCGAAGGGACCGACACAGCGAAGATGATCAACGCCCTGGGGCAAAACGCCAAGATCACCGACGCCAAGGAAATGCAGCAGGCTCTGGAGGCCATCGCCTATCAAGGGCAGGCTGGCAGCTTCGAAGCCTCCGACATGGCAAAGTGGTTTCCCGAACTGCTGGCCAACATGGGCAGTATCGGTATCACCGGCATGGACGCGGTGACGCAGCTCGGTGCAATGCTGCAAGTCCAGATGAAGACGGCGGGCAGCTCTGACGAGGCGGCCAACAACCTGAAAAACTGGATGGGCAAAATCGGTGCTTCGGATACGGTCGATGCCTACAAAAAGGCCGGTATCGATTACGAAGGCTCGATGCAAACCGGTTTGCAGAAAGGCATGTCCACGCTGGAGTCCAGCATGGCGCTGGCCCAGCAGTACATCCAGAAGACGGACCCGAAAAAAGCCGAAGCGATGGCGGCGGCCACGGCCAAGATCAGCAAGGAAACCGATCCGGCCAAAGCCAAGGTCATGATGGAATCGCTGTCGCAGGCGTTGAAAACCGGCGACATCTTTGCGGACATGCAGGTCAAGGCGGCGCTTACCGCATACCTGCAGAACAAGCAGCTTTATAACGACCTCAAATCGCAGTCCCGCAACGCCTCGGGGATTCTCGACAAGAACCTGGCTGAGCGCCGTGAAGGCTCATCGCAGAAGTGGGCCGAGCTGTCTCAGGCGGCCAACGATGCCATGCGCAGCGTGGGCGATGCGATCCGCCCGGCTACGGATACTGTGGCGCAAGCGTTGACGACCGTTGCCCAGGGCATCACGACCGTCAGTGACAAGATGCCTAACCTGGCGATGGGCCTGACGGGTGCCGTGGCGGCGCTGCTGGCTGCCAAGACAGCCTTTGGGGCATTCAAAATCGGCAAAGGGCTGATGAACATTGCCAGAGGCTCTATCGGCGGTGGGCCGGGCAAGATTCAGCAGGTTTTTGTCACCAATGCGAATGCCGTAGGCGCTGCTGCAGGTAAAGGATCAGGCGTCGCACCTGATGCGACGGGCGGAAAAAAGGCCCGTGTTGCAGCGATGTTGGGTGTAGGCCTGACAGTAGCCGCCAAGGCGCGTGAAAAACTGTCCGATAAAGACAAGCCTGGTGATGCGAAAAGCGGCGATACCAAGGATGAAGAGGCCAAGGGCGACGAGGCGGACGGAGAAGCCCCAAGGCCCAAGGGGTTGCTGGGTGTAGGCTTTACGGCGCTGGAAGCCTACCGCGAAGCGCTGGAGGCGGGTGGCGACTCAGAAGGGGGCTCGGGTGGCTCGGGTGAGGGTGACGGCCTGCAGCGCGTCTTTGTGGTGAATGCCGCCGAGATAGGCGGCGCATCGGGTGGTCCTGGCCAGCGGGATACCGCACGGCGGGGTCGTAGGTCACCCCGTGGACGTCGTCGTGCAGGCTCTACGTCTCGTCCACCCGTGGTGCCGCCGCGTCCAGCGGGTGAGCCCCGGATCCGTCCGGTGCCGCCACGTCCGGCCGGTGAACCGCGTATCCGCCCGGTGCCACCGAGTCCAGCGGGTGAGCCGCGCATCCGTCCGGTGCCACCGCTTCCGGCCGATGCGCCAAGGATTCGTCCGCTACCGCGTCCGCCAGTCCCTGTTCCGCCCGTTCCGCCTATTACGGCGGCGGCCGGTAAAAGCTTGGTTCCCCTGTTGGGCAAGCTAGCGGGCAAGGCGAAGCTCATACCGGGTCAGGCGGTCATGGAAGCGGGTTTCAAGGCCGTCGATCTGTACCAGTCAGATGACCCCATAGAGAAGAAGATGGAAGGGGCGACGCAGATTGCCGGTACTGCGCTGGGCGGCTGGGGCGGCGCGGCGGCCGGTGCGGCGATTGGTACGATGATTTTGCCGGTCGTGGGCACGGCGATAGGCGCGGCCATTGGCGGTGCCCTGGGGGCGTGGGGCGGCGGTGAGATCGGCGGCGCGTTGGGCAAGGAGGTCTTCGGCACCCCGGAAAAAGAGAACAAGCCGGTGTCGCTGCTGGCTGCGCCACCGGCCCCTGTCCCTATGCCGGGTCCGGCCATTCCCACGCTGGGAGCAACGGCGCAGGTGTTTGAAAAAGAGCGTGTGCCGTTAATGGCGCGTGGCCCAGCTCCGACTCCAGTCCAGGCAGGACCAGTAATGGGCGATGTGGCGCGAGCCATGACAGAGAAACCGGCCGCAACTCCTGCAGCGCCGATTGTCGTCAAGCCTGAGGCCCCCAAGATGCTGACGCCCAAGTATGAGCAGCAGGTGACGATCAGTGCGCCCATTCAACTGACGGTCCAAGGGGATGTGAAAGACTCACAGCAATTGATGCGTGATCTTGAGCCAATGATTCAGAAAGCGATGCGCGATTCGGCGCAGCAGTCGCAGCGGGCCAGTCTGTTCGATGCCCCGCATGTCGAGTAAGGGGGGTACATGGCGTATATGGAACAGCTGCAATCGGGCATGAAGTACCTGGTCAGTGCTGGCGAGACAGGGCGTCGAAATCTCGACGGCATGCTCGCCCCGGTCAATGGCGCAATCAGTGAAATCAGTGGGGCGACTGCTGAGCTTGAAGGGCTGCCCATCGTAGGGCCTGCAATTGGGGCAAAACTTCAACGCGTCATGCGAGGCGTCAATGCGGCTCAGGCGAAGGTCGGGGCCGTGGTGTCGATGTACAGCCGAGCATCGAGGGCAGTGACGCAGATTGACGAGCGGTTGGGCGTGCTGAAAGAGCAGGCCGCCAAGGCCGGCACAGCGATCAACAAGATCGCCGGGAAAATCAGTCCGTCGCTGGCCAACGTGGTGCCCACGTCGTCGTTTGCTGCGCAGAAAACCCCGGCTGTCGAGGCGGTCAAACCGTTTGAGCATCTGCTTATCCTGCAGCCGCTGAGCGCGAAGACCGAGCCCTACTACTTCAATCTGGACACCGCTGCGTTCGACGAACTGAGCCGATCAAGTGATTTTCGTTGGGCCTCGCAGGAACGTCTGACGCGTCGGCCAGCTCAGCAATTCATTGGTACGGGTGAGGACTCACTGTCGCTCAAGGGCGCGGTGTTCCCGAACTTCAAAGGCGGCATTAAGCAGCTCGACACGTTGCGGGGCATCGCTGCCCTGGGCGTGCCTCTGGCCCTGACCACGGGCTACGGGGCAGTGATGGGCAACTGGTGCTTGAAGAAAATTCAGGAAGATCAGAGCGCCCTGATGCGAGGGGGTATCCCCCGCAAACAGGCGTTTACGCTGGAGTTCACACGCTATGGCGACGATATGCAGAACGTCTGACGGCGATATCCTCGATACCGTTTGTTTCAACTACTACGGCCATCTGAAAGGCTCTGTGGAAGCCGTGCTGGATGCCAATCAGGGCCTGGCTGATGTGGTGCAGCCGTATCGGGCCGGGCTGGTCATCACCCTGCCGGATCTCCCCGCACCCTCGGATGAAACCGTAATGCTCTGGGGCTGACCCCGTTCGTTACGCGTAACGAATCATCCCCTCTGTCCTGCCCCGTCAAGTGCGGGGCTTTCTTTTGGTGTTGCCATGAAACCCACTTTTCGGATCGTTGCCGACGGCACCGACATCACGGCACTGATCAATGACCGGTTGATCCAGCTGCGCACCACTGACAAGCCCGATATGGACTCAGACGAGTTTGAGCTGCGCATCGATGACCGCGACGGTGCAGTGGCGTTGCCGTCGAGGGGGGCCGATGTCGAGGTGTATCTGGGCTACGAAGGCCAGAAACTGACCAAGATCGGTCTGTACACGATAGATGAAGTCGAGATATCAGGCCCGCCCGACACGATGGTCATCAAGGGTAAGGCCAGCAGCATGCGCGGCAGTGGCAAGACCACGCGCAGCGGTAGCTGGGAGGGCGAACCTCTCTCCAAGATAGTGAGCGACATTGCCGCACGCAATGGGTGGACGCCCGTCTGCAATGTTGCGACGAAGGTTCCCCGTGCTGATCAGCTTAACGAGTCGGATTACAACTTCATCACGCGCCTTGCTAAAAAGCACGACTGCACTGCCAAGGTCGCCGACGGCAAGTTGCTCGTGATGCCCCGACAAGAGGGGCTGAGCGCTTCCGGGAAACAATTCAGCACGCTGACCATCACGCGCCAGGGTGTCAGTCGATGGCAGTTCCGGCTGGGTGATCGTTCGACACACAAGGCCGTCTCGACCAAGCATCAGGACAAGAAGACAGGGAAGCTCCAGATCGTGACGCTCAACAACGATGCTGCGCCGGACGGCCTCCCGCCTGTCCACACGGACCGGCATATCTATCCCAACAAAACTGCTGCTGAGCAGGCAGCGAAAGCCCGCCTCGCTGCCTTCAATCGCAGCACGGCAGGTATCCGTCTGGAAATGGTCGGGCGCACTGATCTGTTTGCTGAGCGAATGATCAGTGTGCAGGGCTTCAAGGAAGGTCTTGACGGTGAGTACCTGGCCGACTCGGTTGAACAGGTGTTTACCCAGTCCGGCTGGTCCACCACGGCTGAGTGCAATGGCGGGAACAAGGGCAAGGCAAAGGCCAAAGGCAAAAAGAAAGAGAAGAAACCGGTCAAGGTCGTACAGCTTTAACCGGGGAGATCAGCACCATTTAATCAGGAGATCCACGCATGTCGATAACAACGCAGCAACTGCTGCAGATTCTCCCCAACGCCAGCTCCCGAGCTGGCGTTTTTGTTCCTGTCCTCAACACGGCGATGAGCAAGTACCAGATTGTCACGAGGCTGCGCATTGCCGCATTCATCGCGCAGATCGGGCACGAGTCCGGCCAGCTTCGTTATGTGCGGGAATTGGGCAGCGATGCATACCTCGACAAGTACGACACCGGGCGGCTTGCCGAGCGCCTCGGTAACACGCCCGAGGATGATGATGACGGCCAGTTGTATCGGGGCAGGGGGCTCATTCAGATTACGGGACGGGCGAACTACGCGGCCTGCGGTGAGGCATTGGGCTTGGATCTGCTCAAGCACCCTGAACTCCTCGAGCGTCCGGAGCACGCCGCGATGTCGGCAGGCTGGTTCTGGCACAGGGCGGGGCTCAATACTTTTGCGGACAAAAGCGACTTCCTGACCATCACCAAACGCATCAATGGCGGCACAAATGGCCTAGCCGACCGGCAAGCGCTTTATGAGCGCGCCTTGAAGACACTTCCGTGA